CGTCTGGATTTCAAACACTGACCATTGACTCAGGCGCCATTGACATGTTGAATGTGTTTTATGATGGCACCAATTACTATGCTACACTCACCGTGGACTACTCATAATGCCTCAAGGAAGCTCACGACTGGGATTTTGGTTTGTCAACAGCAGTCCACCGCTGCCTGACCCTGAAACACCAGTGGATCAGTTTCCCAATTTGGGATTTGAACAAGGCATCACTGGTTGGATCATAGCACCAACTCGAATTAGATTTGGAGGCCTGAGCACGCTGGCTGGTTTTCCAACGCCTGTCAACCCTTTGCCCAACCCTTACGGGTCTCCAGGCGATGCTACTTCGGTTACAACACTGCCAAATTTTAGATATGCCTTGGACACCGTGGACAAACCTCCAGATGGAGAAACACAGAGCATGCATCTGTACATGGGCGATCAACAGCTGGGTGTGGTGAACGCTGGAGCCAGTATGTACGGTCCTGCTCTTTACAGCAGTTTTTTTATTAATTTTACTTCAGGTGACACCATAACATTTTCTTGGAAAGCACTGCCCGGCGGCGACGCTTACAATTTGTTTGCTTACATGGTTGAAAAAGACACAGGAGCATATTTGAACCTGTTGCGGTCAGCTGGCGCAAATGCTTCAGAAGGTACAAGTTGGTCAACAGTGACCAATACGGTACCTGTGACTGGTGCCTACAAATTTGTATTTGTGGCCGGCAGTTGGGATTCAACATATGGCACTGTGATAGGTGGTCAAATGTTAGTAGACAACATTAGAAAGAATTGACATGAGAGATTTGATCAATATTCTGGAAGCAGTGACCAAAGGCTGCCCACCAGCCACTCAAAACATTGACCTCAATTTGAAAAATCGTCAAAAGGCCATTGATGAATATCATTATGGGCCACTGAATCCCACTAAAGATAATCCTGAGTATTGGCAAGAAATTGCTGACCAGTGGAATACCAATGTTGAAGAGGCAAAGTCTGCTCGATGTGGTAACTGTGCTGCTTTTGATATCACACAAAAAACTTTGACTTGTATTGATCAAGGTATTGGTCAAGGGGATGATTGGGATATCATTGAAGCTGGTAAACTAGGTTACTGTAGATTTTTAAAATTTAAATGTAACGCACTAAGAACTTGTTCAGGCTGGGTAGAAGGTGGTCCTATCACCGATAAAGAGTAAACCCATGTTTCTCAAGTGAAGCATAAATACTTCTATGCTGATATATTGTGCCATTAATAAAGTGAATGGAAAATCTTACATTGGTAAGACTGAAAAATCTCTTGAAGTAAGACAAGCATGGCATTTTGCATCTGTGAAACAGAAAAGCACATTTGCTTTTCATAGAGCAATCATCAAATATGGAATTGAATCCTTTGACTGGCAAATCCTAGATACTTGCAATAATCTAGATGATCTTAATGCTAAAGAAAAAGAATACATTAGATTGTACGAATCATTTGGGCCCAATGGATATAATATGACTGCAGGTGGCGAAGGACAAAGTGGATGGGTTCCTTCAGATGCTACACGTCGTATTTGGAGTGATCAACGTAAAGGTAAAGAACCGTGGAATAAAGGTATGAAAACATATCAATATGTTCCTGTAACAAACGAGCAAAAAGAAATTAATCAAAAAGTAGCAAACCAAAAACGTAGTGAATCATTAAAAGGGCGCCAACCCTGGAATAAGAACAAAGTTTGGGCAAAAACAATTTATAAAGTATACTATAAAGATGGGTCAATAAAAGAAGGTACACGTTTAGATTTAGACTTGCCAAAAACAACCATTAACACTATGTTTAGAGACCAGTGCGGAAGCCGTAAGTACAATATTCTTAGGATTGAAAGAGTATGAAATTTCGCGAGCTAGAAGAAAGCAGCGGTTACAGTTTTGAAGGCAGTTGGACACCAGACCTGGTGTTCAGCAAACTGTGGCTGGCTCGCGAGTTAAAAAATATATTGGCAGCGAATATGGTTGACACAGTGCCAGTGATATATGTACTGGGCAGTTGGTGGGGCAACATGTCTGTGATATTGAATCGTGCTGCGGTACCCGTAGACAAAATAATCAATGTTGACATCAATTCTCAGTGGCTTCGAGGCAGTCAACAATTGACCAGAGCCATGAACGTCAACAATGTTCAAACCATGAGAGCCGACGTCAACCGACTGGATTACAGACAACTCACAGGACCCAGTGTGGTAATCAATGCCAGCCTCAATGATATTCAGGATCGTGGGTGGTTTGAGCACATTCCCAACGGTACATTGGTTGTTTTACAGGGTCGTGACCAAGCAGACAGCAAAAATGTTTATCACAGGCCCCAAGATATCCTGGATCAATATCCCCTGGACTCTGGGCTGTATCAAGGTACAATGAAACTACAAGATCCTGAAACTGCTTATCGCCGGCACATGGTCATTGGTGTAAAGGGTCAGCAGCAGTTGGACGAACTGACATTTTTGGGCTCGCCCTGTACCAAAGACTGTTCCGGTCATAGAGCAGGTTATGCGTGGAGCAAGGCTCGTGGCGGAATTCAATCAGCATCATGGAGCCGCAGTTTCAATAACGGAGCTGCCTTGGCAGCAGCTGGAAGATGAAATTGGCCGAAATTGAGCGACTGGGACGCAGTGTGCGTTATCCTTTTTACGCAATTTTTCAAGCAGTGTCTCAAAGACCGCAAGGCGGATTGTCAATTCAATTGCGTCGAGACAGACCTGCCGAAACCCGGCAAAGTGGTATCTATGTCTGGCATCATCCAGACTGGGGATACTTTTATGTGGGCATAGCTGCTGCCGACAATTTTACTGAACGCTGGAACAAACACATTCAAAAGCTGCTGGATCAGTGTACCAGTGCAAAGCAAATGCGCAATTGGCAACTTTTTGCTCAAAAGTTTGCTGCTGCTGGATATGGTATTGATGATTTAAAAGATATTACGTTGAGATTTTATCCCAGACCCAACCCTGGATCCCCCACTTTCAAACAAGAGCTGTCTGATCTAGAAACTCGCATTGTCAGCATGATCAATCCTGCCTGTAATCGCGAATACAATCCCAACCGCCCTTCGGCCACTAAATTTCCATCCTCGCGCAATGCTGGCTAATTACCAGCATGTTGTTGAAAAGTTTTGGCTGTAGTTTTGTATATGGCACAGATTTAGCCGATGATCCAAACGGTTTTGGTAAAAAACCTTCCAGCCAACTGACTTGGCCTGCTTTACTGGCCAAGCAGTTCAACTGGGACTATGAATGTTTTGCCAAACCAGGCATTGGCAATTTACAAATTTTGGCCAGGTTACTGGACTCTCTAGCTGTAGACCAGCCTGCTTTTTTTGTTGTGGCGTGGACTTGGATTGATCGTTTTGATTATATTCATGACACCAATGGTCAGTGGCAAACAGTTAGACCCAACACAGATTGCCAAAAATCTGACTTATACTACCGTAATTTTCACAGTGAACTCAAAGACAAACTTTCAACTCTGATGGCTATAAAGTTGGCCATAGACGCATTGAATCAAAAAAGTCATGGGTTTTTAATGACATACATGGACAATTTAATTTTTGATACCCAATGGAATGTGTCGCCGGCTATACAGCAATTACAACAGGATGTGAGACCTTGGTTACACAATTGGGAAGGTAAAAATTTCTTAGAATGGAGCAAACAGCGTGGATATGAAGTGTCCTCAGGTTGGCATCCCAAAGAACTGGCTCATCATGCCAGCGCCAAATTGCTAGAAAAATATGTGATGTCTACACAGAATTTAAGTAAACAAGACTAACCTGTTCGACACGTTAGGCATTGGAAAAATATCAAGACCAATTATTCAAAGATAAATTACAGTATGATTAATCCAACTCGCATTCTTATCATGGGCCTGCCAGGTTCTGGCAAAACTTACTTTGCTGAACGCTTAAAACAGTTTATTGAAGACAATGGAGATATTTTTAAAGTAAATCCAGATAGATTGTTAAATTATGAGGGAATTCCTGATCATAAATTAATGAAGGTTTCTGTCGACTGGTTCAATGCCGACGAAGTAAGAAAAAGATACAACGATTGGGATTTCAGTAGGGACGGGCGCATACGGCAAAGTTTACGAATGTTCGAGTTCGCTATGAAGTGCTCAGGCGAGTTTGTGATCTGTGACTTTGTGGCTCCGTTGCCAGAAATGCGCCATAACTTCAAAGCTGACTGGACCATTTGGATGGACACAATTGATGCTGGCAGGTATGAAGATACAAACCGGGCATTTGTACCTCCTGATGTGTACGACTTTCGCGTCACTGAACAAAATGCTGAACGTTGGGTGGAATTTGTAGGCACACATATTTTGGAAAACCGCCGCAGACCCAGATTTGACTGGCGCAAGGAAACTGCCTTGCTTCTTGGCAGATATCAACCTTGGCACACCGGACATCGCGCATTGTTTGAACGTGCTATTGAAAAATCAGGTCAGGTTATCATACAGGTGCGTGACTGTCAAGGATGGAATGACAGTAATCCTTTTGACTTTGAAAAAGTCAAATCATTTATTAAAAGAGATTTAGATCCTATCTATCAAGGACAGTTTGAAGTAATGCTGGTTCCTAATGTCACTGAAATAGTATATGGTAGAGATGTGGGCTATAAAATCACACAAGAAACATTCACAGACGAAATACATTCAATCTCGGCTACAAAAATTAGGCAATCTATGGGTCTAAAGTAAATGTTAGGATGTTGGCACGATAAATAAAAATATGGACTCTTTTGTTTATCGTTGGACTAATACTACTCTCGGCAAAATATACATAGGCTGGCACAAAGGATCTGAAGATGATGGATATATTTGTTCGTCGGCTTCTGAGAAATTCTGGAAAGACTTTAAAAATCCTGATTACAAGTGGAAGCGAGAAATCTTATTCAAAGGCAAAATGCCAGAATGTCAATTATTTGAATCGCAGTTGCTAGATAGTGTTGATATCACATCAGATGCTATCTATAATAATAAAAATAATTTAAGGTTCAATTTGAATGATGAGGTGCGTGCTAAATTGAGATCAGCTGCAATTGAGAGAGGCAAAAATC